TGTAATTTCTGTAGGATTTGAAAATGGAGGGGCTAGCTTTAGGAAAATAATACAAGATACACTTGGAGATAAAAGTATTTGGGATACATTACTAAAAAGTAATAACATAGCTCTCCTTAATAATAAAGATGCTACAGAGAAATTAACTACAGCTATAGAAGGTAAAGCTAGTGAACTTGCTTCAAAAGAAGCAACAGAGGAAGCAGTGATAGCAAGAGCAGCAGCAAAAGCAAAAGCAAAAGAAGCCATACCGCCGCCTGTTCCTGCGTTTCCACCCCAAGCTGAAAAATCATTTGACCATGCATCTTTTGCCTCAGTAGCAGAGAAAAAGATTTCAGGTTTTAAGGACATGCTAAAATTTGGAGACAATGCATATGATGTTACAATGTCTGGAGTAACAAAAAAAGGAACTAGGAATAAGGACCTTGTTGATCAACAACAATTAAAAAGACGGATTGGTACATTAAAGGAACTTGGAGTTTATAGAGATGGTAAATACTTTGAGACAGGAGGTAATCGTGTTAAATTAAGGGAAAAGAGCGAGCGTATTGGTAAAAGTGGCTTACATGATGTAGGTGTAAAAGAATCCCAATTGGCAACTAACATTACTAGTGGGTATAATGCAAATGACAAAATAATGGAAACTGCTAGAGCAATTTTGGTATATAAAGAAGCAGTCAAGAAAACTACAGAACTTGAAGCGGAAGGAGGAGCTAAAGCCGCTCAATCATTAAAAGATCTTGAAATAGCTTCCAAAAAATTAGCCAAGATGCTAGACATGGCCGCTACTACTCCTACTCCTACTATCAAACCAATAACAGAATACGAAGGCGGGAAGATTCAAAAATACCATCAAGGAGGGCTAGTTAAAAATTTCGGAAAAGGAGGAGAAGTCCCTGCTTTGCTTGAAGCTGGAGAGTATGTGATACCAAAAGATACGGTATCAAGGTATAATAAAGGGGGTAGAACTAAGGCTGGTGAAAGAACCAGGGCAGGGGTTGATGGTATAGCTGGACTGGCTGGTGGTGTGGCTGGCTCCTATTTGGTGGACAAATGGATGGGTGGAGATGAAAACCAAGAAGACGGACGACCCACGTTCGATATGAAAAGATTTAATACATTAGGTTTAGATTCAGACGTAAATATGAACTCTAATGATAGGAGGTTGAGTTCTAGGTTTCAAGCTGGCAATAAAGTATCTCAAGATTACAAAAGCTACTTAAAAGATTTATCTGACTATGATACAGATAAAACAAACCAAAAATTCTCAGAGAAAATGGGTAAGCTACAGGGGTATCTTGGAACATTCGTAGGTATGGCTGCGGGAGCCGCAACCCAAGGAATAGCTCTTGGTGCTCAAGCATTAAAGACGGGTACTCAGAATTTTGTTCAAGGAAAAATGGGTCTAGGCAAAAAAGAGAATGTAGCCGCATATCAACAGTTAAAAGCAGCTGAAAAAAATGTAAACTACTCAGAGGTTGCTAGGTTTAACAAATCTCAATTAGCTAAAGGTGTTGATGTTAGTGAAATAGACTACTCCAGCTTTGATGAAGTTAAAGGGGGTTCAAATTTTGGGGCATTCCTTAACCCAAAAGATGCTTTCCGTTCTAGTAAAGATAGGACAGGCACATTTGGAGCAAATAAAGCCGCTAGACCAAGCGGAGATAGTGGAAGTTTCTTTGACGGTTTCTTTGGTAGGAAATCTAAGGAACAAAAAATAAAAGACAAAGCAGGCAAACAAAAGCTTATTGATTTCTATAAATCTAAGGGTGAATTTAAGGATAAAGGCGGGTTTGGATACAATTCTGGCGGGCAAGTTCCAGCTATGCTCACGAAAGGTGAAACTGTAATACCTGGAAATGTAGCAAGCAGAATAGGGTATGAAAATTTAAATCAAATGAATACTACGGGAGATTTCCCGATAGTACAAGGTAAAGGAGGAATAGATAATGTTGGTCCAGTTTCTCTAAACAGCGGAGACTTCGTGTTAAGGAAATCCTCCACAGAGAAGTTGTCTAGAAATAACCCCAACATGATGAGGTTTGCTTCTCAAAATCCAGAAGGGTTTAGGAGGGCTTCAAAAGGTTATTACGATGGAGGGATAGTAGATCAAGGACTAACATACCCATCTACATCAATGGCTGTAGGAGGTTCGGGTGGTACCAGGCAGTCACCAGGGCTATCACCGCAGCCAGATTCAGTAGATGCTGGTTTGGGTTCTAGTTCGTCAAAAGGTGCAGTTACGAATAATATAAATGTAAATGTTACAATAGATAAATCTGGAGGAGAATCGTCTAGTAGCTCTAATGATACTCAAGGTAGCGAATCTTCGTATGCAAAAGAAAAAGAATTATCATCCAAGATTAAAGCTGCCGTACTTGATGTTATAAAGCAAGAAAAAAGAGTAGGGGGAGAGCTTAGTTGATGAAACAGGCAATACTTGGATATGAAAAACAATTCTTTATAAACGGAACTCAGTTATCAGGAGTTCAGTCTATAGATGGGTCGTATGCTATTCAGGAAAAACCAATCAATGTAATTGGGTGGGGGCATGTAAATCAAAACTTTAACGATCTTCAACCTACATTAGAACCTGATGGTTTTGTAGAAAATGAAGAACCAGTAAGAAACGAGGGATTTGTTCTAGATGAGAACGGATTTACTAGTAGGTCGGTTATGCCTAAAAGTCTGGCTGTCGTTAATTCTCCTCTTGAGGGTTCCTTTTCGATTAATTCTGTCTTAGTTAGTGAAGACTTTATGCTTAATTTTACTGGAGATAATCCTTTTACTGGAAGCATGCATCATAATAGTCATTACTTTGGTTTTTATAATGGATACATAAACAGTCATAGTATTTCTTGTTCGGTGGGGCAGGTACCAACAACATCTACGAGTATATCTGTATACGGCGACATAGGTGGTAATCCTGATTTTTTTAAAATAGAAAACGAAGAAGGAATAATAAGGCAAGACAATGGGTTTGCGATAGCTGAAGAAACTAGTATGGGTCTTAAGGGTTACAATGCATCTGGCAGTAATCCTTTTCCAGACATAAGGGTACCTAACCATGGTTCGATAATAGTCGAATGCAGGGGTGCAAAAACTAATAGGGTTACTAATTTTCAACACAGTATTAATATACCAACAGAAGCTATATATACAGTAGGTTCCTCCGAGTGTACTCAAGTCGATGTAAGATGGCCAGTTACTACTACAACTAACTTTACAATAGAGGTAGATGAGTATGATTACGGAAGATTGAGGAGTTATTTAATATCCCCCACACTAGAGGATATAGCTGTAAGGATAAATGATTGCTTTGGAGAGAAGATAGAGCACTATATAATTAAAGAAGCAAGGCTGATCGGGGAAACTGTTAACGCATCTACCGATGGAAGATTAACTGTAAATTTGTCGTATAATTCTTATTATAATAAGAGATGAGTAAGCCTTTTGTTAGATATGAAGATGTGCCTTTGCTGTTGGCACATGAAGGAGAGGATCCTACATTTATATTTGCTAATAATGCAAGTATAGGTGTTTCCCAGCAAATAAACTCTAAGAAATTTGACGACGACTATAAGGTATCTTTAGCCATGCAAACTGGGGATGTTTATTTTCCAGAAGCTATGGAGAGTGGCTTTACTCTAGGACCTAAAGACGGTCCAGCATACAAAGTTCCTGAATCTATTGAAGTGATTAGGGCTGGGGCTAAAATATCATTCCCGTCAGAGCAGTCATTAGTCCTCACGGAAGATTTGCACCCAGGAGACTATCATGTAAGAGTTAGATCTACTGGTGAGACCCTGCTAAGTTATAATAATGATATAGAGTTTGGAGAGGTGGACGTAGTTAGGCATTATGCGGCTGAAAACGGAGCAAGAGGTAATTTAAGCATAAGCTACTACATGAATACTGGGAATGTTCATTCTTTTTTCAATATAACTGGATTAATTAATAAAGAGGTATATCCCCAGGTTCATGAGGGTAAAATAACTGGATCTCTAGGGGATTATAAGTTTAACGATGCATATATAAGAGAACTTTCTTTTAGTGCTAGGCCTTATGAGATAATAGAGGCTAGGGTTTCTATAGATATATTTGGAACCCTGGATTATCAGTCAGGTATTTCTCAGGATTTATTTGAGAATGGATATTATTCCACTAGAAGAGAGCAGATAACGGTACCACATGCAGTTGGTACCAAGATTGAGGGAATTGAGAATATAGGTATGGAGTATCCTTTGGATTTTACCTACACTGTTTCTGTGGAAAGAGTGCCGACATACGAAATAGATGCCAGTGGGAATATGGGTGAAGGGGGAGAGGTTCCAGTAAGGGTAAATAAACAATCTATAGACATTACGGCTCAAATAATGGGGGAAAAGCTAGACCCTTACTTACAGATAACAGGGCAAAGAGCAGACCTTAATGTAAAACTTTCAGACATAGGTTTTAGTAAAGAATTTACAGATAATAACCAGGGTCTACTTGGGGAGTTCAGGTTGATAGGCAATGTAGTATACCCAGAGCAAACAAAGGAAATGCAACTTCTTGAAAGTTATGGTGTGGTTGATTCAGATAATCTTTCTGTTAGTGATCAAGGTTATCTAAAGGGAAGAGCGAGCATAAAGCAATCTTATAGATAATGGATATTCCAGTACCAGAGCAGTGGGAGCAATCCAGGGCGTATAAAAAGCACGACATAGTTCATACTGCAAACCTCGCGTTTCCTGATGATGATTCACTAAAGGGAACCCTAGCTGCGGACGATTATATATCAAAAATGCAACCTTTCAATTTCATTAATGACGATGAGGGTTATGCTATAACATTTGATTATGACGAGAATGCAGATGTTAGTAATAATTTAGAGAGGCAATTAGGTTTCGACTTTGATCTTAACCCTAGTTTTGGATACACTGCAAAATGCATGATCAAAAAATCCTCAGAGCAAACTGAATCTAACGATGATTATGTCACTATTATAGAGGAGAAATTAAATACGATAGGGGCGGATGAAATAGATTTAGAAGAAAGTATAGGGGTGGGTATAGGTGTTAAGTTTTATAATTTAAAAAATAAACAAGTAAGAAACACTAATGTAAGGGAGTATTACAGAATGGTAGCTATGGAAGACTTGAGTCATAGGGATTTCTTGTACGCTCAAGTTGACATACCAGATAATCTTATACCAGAAGATGCTGTTACTGGAAGGGTTTACATTGTGGTTGCTGGTTTAAAATCTGGAGGATTAATATTTAAAAAGCCAGGCTGTTATAATTTGTCTAGTTTTTTTTATTGCAAAAAAGATCATAATTCCTCAGTTATGTTTTCTCCTAATGGGTCTTTATCTAAAGATGTATGGGATCAACATTTTTTCTGGAGACCTAGTTATGGGTCTACTGCAAGTTTCGCAGCACAAAACGAAATAGTAAAAATGGGAGAAGGTTATGATCAGGTAACTAATAGGGCGATAAATTGCCTACCTATGGAGTTGAGTTTGAAATTTGAAAACAGGACTGATCAAGAAGCTAAATCAATACTTCATTTCTTGCAGGAAAAATTCTTCCCATATGACTCTATGTTTTCTATAAACTATAAAGGGGAAAGATTATTGTCTAATGAGGTTTCTAAATTTAAATTTGAATATTCATATCCTTATAAGAAAGATTTGAGGTATACTTGCTTAAAGTTTGCGCACGAAAAGTCGTATAGAAATAATAATAATATTGCAGCTACATTTTTGTGTAACACGGAGAGTACGATAGAAAGTGTTGATAGTCACTTTGGTTATAATAGAAAAATAGACGCAATAATTCCTGTGTCAGTAGATGCTGAAGTCGAACTAAGAAAGGGAGAGGCTAGGGAGTTTAATCTTTTTAGTTTAGATGCGGCAAATGAGGAGAAATTCGACTCAGAAAGCAATGCTATAGATAGTAATACAACTGGTAACGTGCAGTTGAGGAAAATAGTAAAAAGGATATCTAGATACCCAGAAGATGAGACTTTACCTATGGTGGGCGGAGTAATAGAATTTAAAAAGGATTATGTTATAGCAACAAAAACCTGCATGTTCCTTGAGGTTAAACCCCCAAACCAAGGTTCGATATTTAATTCAGGAAACATACAAATACAAAGTAGAATAGATGCCAGGAGGTATATGTTCACAGGCATATTGGAGGAAGATGGGGGTTTCAGTAAAGACCCTGTTGAGTGGCCAACAATAGTTTCACCTGGGGCTGCTAGCAGAGTGGGCCAAGGGCTAGTTGTGGATGATAAAAGAAACACTGTAATAATAGACCCTTTTCCTTTAGATGAAATAGAAACCGTGTATGAAGACATAGAGGACTCAGAGATACCTTACTCTTTGATTAGACTTTCGAGGTGTCCTAGTGACTGTGTGTCTAGTCAGCCAACTATACCGTCAGAGGTTACTTCAATAAAAGAAGTAACACAAGACTCAAATGGGAACACTAGGCCAAGAGAAGTTTTTCTTAAAAACTACAGAAAGGTAAAGATACTAAACGAGATAAGTGCAAGTACAACTTCTGTAACTTTAGAACCGACTAGTGATTTTACCGTAAGCGAAGATTTTAATTTACATATACCAGCGATATATGGCAGGTCTAGTATATACATAAATGATCCAGATGAGATTGTTTCTTACCAATTCCTTAAGGTTAGGAGTTTTGACTTTAAGCCTTCTCAAGCGTTCTCAATAGAGCATTCTCCTAAAAACTTACAGACGCAGTTCACAAAAGTATATAAAAAGTATACGAAAAGATCCATAAATCAAAACTTATCTACATTTAATGTTTCTTTTTACCAGAGGAGTGATAAGGAGGCTAAGGAAATTCTACTCTTCCTTGAGGCACATTTAGGCTACAAGAAGTTTAGGTTCCAGATGCCTAGGCCATATGGGAAAGATTTAGATCATCAAACTACGGGGAGTACTCCTTCTGCTTCTATATTTTACTGCCCTAGTTGGAGTCACACTAATGTGTACAAGAATAATAACACTATAACAGCATCGTTTATAGAATCCGCAACATCTATCCCCGAAGATCTTAGGTCTGTATTTGGAGTAGGGCAGCCTGAGGAAGGGACGTGTTATGGGGCGGAAATATACAATCCAATAACCTCTCATAGTTTATGTGTTCTTTCCTCCACCCTTGAAGCTGCATATACTAGGGCTAGCTATTTTAGAGGTGGTTCAATTCTTCCGTACTCTCCGCCACCTAGACCATCTACATTGGGTGTTCACTTCTCGTCGTTAGCGATACAGGATAATTTTTATGATTTGGAGCACGAATACGCTGCTGGTATAGTGAATAATAAAAAACAGTATGGTGGGGTAATCAAGAATGGACCATGCACTTCTCAGGCATTTGTTCAGGATCAATTTTCTAATTTAGTTGGTCCAGGGGAGTACCCTGTAGCTTCTATAGTTATTCCAAATATCTTGTCCGTTTCAAGTGAGCCTGAGGATGAGGTTTCTCGGCAAAAAGGTAAACTTGAGTCAATTTCTATCGGACCTTTAACTCAGGTAGAGATGTATGATCAGGAAAACTATCAGGGGAATCTAGTTCTGAATGTAATGGGGCCAGCTCTTATATATAATAATTATTGGGTGGAGTTGCCTGATAGATTTACCTTGTGGGATCAAATATTAGAGAGATCCGTTTATGAATTTGATTATCAATTTGAGCTAGGTGTAGGGGTTCAAGGTGTATGGACTGCAACTAAGTCTGAAAATAGTGGAAACCAAGCTTACCTGCCAGTAGTAAGAGATAAGTCTTGGCTTTATTGGAAGGGATTAAAGCAAAGTAATGTGAAATGGGCTAAGAATAGTTGGCGAGAAATAGGATCTATAAAGGTGAGGTATCTAGGATGACTACCCCAAGACAGTACGACGATCTATTTTACATAAGGGATAACCAAATAGACCTTATATTCTTGATAGATGCATCAACATCAATGAATGATAAAATAAAAGTGCCTACAGAAACTGGCGTTAAGATGTTTAAAAAAATAGATGTAATTAATGATTCAATTAAAAAAATAACAACACTGCATGACTGCGAGGTTATGCCAGGTACAGAGAACTACGGTTTTTCTTCCGTAAGTACTCCAGCTATTAATCACACAGAAAAGATGCCACCTTGGGGTACTAATCCAGACGGATCTTCGATGACTCAGGCTGAACTCGAGTCCATGCCTATAGGTTATTTAAGGAGGTTTAGTGTTAAGATAGAAAGCCAAAAGTTAAATATTGGAGTTGTGAAGATTTCGTCTAAAGAAGATTCTGAGGTTATGTCAAGTATTTTGAATTACCCAGATTGTTTTGATAGGCATTATTTGTACGAAAAAATTAAAAATGGATTTGGGACTACAAGAGAGAAGGATTATTTACACTCAACAAGGATGGCTCTTTATGAGATGTTTTTTGGACCTAGATCTAAGCAGGTTCTTAAGAGATTCTTGTTTTATATAGGAGATGGGTTTACACCTAGGAATAAAGACGCTGTGGAATTGTGCAATTTATTAAAGCCTAATAATTTATTATCAATGAGGAGGCCGTTAGATATAGAGCTAAAGGGGAATCAATTACTGAGCGAAGACAGAAAACCTGTAAGGTATAACGGTGCTAATAAGAGCTTATGGTTTGGTCAACCCGTGAAGACTGCTGCGTTTTTTATGGGTGTGGGGAGTAGATCAAGGGGGGTTTCTAAAAAGTGTAAAGAATATGCCTTTGATTTCGAGCAGAGACCAATGAACCCTATGGGGTTTTTTGATGTAGTGAATGACAGTTCAGCTGGCCAGTTTAATAGGATACTGGGTTTAGTTAATATAGTAGATAGAATATCTTATGATAATGGATTTGAGAATGTATTTTCAATAACCCTACATAATTGCGGACCGCATGAGGTTACTTTGTTGAATACTATCGTTAACTTTGAGAATGATTCGGATGATACCCCAGAAGATGAAAGATCTATACCTTATGTAGGCTCCACAAAATACACTACTGAGTTTTTAAAGTCTGGAATCCCTAAGGGAAATGACTTATATAATATAGAAACATTAACTGCTAATGAGGATGGATCGTTTGATTACGGGAAAGTGAAAGCTGGGGAAGAGTCTGGAGCCGAACTTCTAGTTGACAGGGATAATATACAAGACATTGGATTAGCATTTGAGGCAACTGTTAATGATGACCCCGATGATATAATAGGGGCTAGGAATAATGCGCTCCTCGCAGGCAGAGGGGGGCAGTTCTATGGAGATCAAGAAAATGCCGATCTATATGAAGACATAAATAGTAACTATAATATATTATGGCAATCATTTAACACAAAGTATGAGGTATACAGGAGGGGCAAAATATTTAATATAGATGGAGGCTGGGCAAGTCAATGGAAAGAAAGTAAGGGTGTAAAAAATGATGGTGTGGCATTTAAGGGAATGCCTGTGAGGGTATTCAAGTCTGAATCTACGGGTTTTGAAATTATAGACTATAACATAGGAAACGCTGTTGAGGAAAATGGTTATATGGGGGACTATTCACACTTACCGAGAATAGAAAGAGGTGGGGAAATAGATTTATTTTTTGGAGTAAGAGTTGGGGAATCTTTAGACGCAAGTCAGGATCTTATTAGTTATGATGCATTGCTTGAGAAGGTTCAATTATTTGTAAACTCAGAAGATAAAACCATGAATAAAATGGGATGCTTCGCTAATGTAGATTTTAATTTAATATGCCCTATATTTAGGCCATCCAAGGAAGTCTTCAAGCAAGGCTATGACTTATTTGTTCCTTTTGATACAGAGCTTAGTTTGCCCCCAGTTGATGACGACGGAGGAGATGAGGTAGATATGCCAATGGGTGGCACATGGGAGATTGAATTTAATGATCCAGCTTACATTCATAATACCGCCAAGATTACTATAAATATTCCAGACAAAGCAGAGGCTGCACCAACTTACAATAATAAAGGCGAAATAGATGGCTCTGATCCTACTAAAGCTATCACTAGTGTTGTCGCTTCGATGAATTTTGATCTTAAAGATTTTGATTGCTCTGGGTTTGTTAGTGGCTTAACAAATACTATAGTTGACCCAGGTTCGGGTATAACAGGAACCCTGACCCCCTCTTCTCTTGCAGCTAAGAATGCATATGCTGCACCAGTAGGGGCACCTGGGACAACAACATCTTATTCTTCTGCTACTGTATTTTTTAATATAAATACAAAAGAATTTTATTTAATTTTAGGGCCTAGGACTGCTGCATCTGGGGCAGAGCCTCCCCCTCCAGGATTCACTGTAAATGGTAGGTCTTTGTCTTATTCAGCCCAGCACCCTACGGCTGGAAATCAAACTCTTGGGGTAGTAGATGCAACATATACATGCTTGCAGTTTAACTTTAATATAGACCCAGATCTAGAGGATACCTCAGTGGGAGAAGGTAATGATTTTAAGTCTGCATTAAAAAACTCTCATGGAGCTTGGTATTCAATGAATACGACATGGGCTGATCTGGTTGACGCGACTAAGGGGCCTACCCCAGATGACCCTGGGAAGGGAACTAACTGGATAGGTATAAATAGTAAACCAGTAACCATTAGTAGGGTTTAATAAGTTATGAGCATTATAAATAATGAAAACCAAATATGCTTAGCATACAGCGGGGAGACATATTATGATAACTGCGGTGGGTTACTTCAGGAAACTGGAGTTGAATTAGGTCAGTTAACTAGAAATAAATTAGTTTTAACAGATGGTCAGATAGACCCTTTTGAGGCGGATATACAGTTGAGGGATGCCGCTAAGGGTTTCCCAAAAATGATTTACATGGAGGATTGTGAGACTACTGATATATCATTCCCATGTAATGAGCCAGTGCAGACTACGGATCGTGGAAAATTTGTTGAAATAGTCAATGTATGTACAGAATCTATAACTGTGACTGGGCTTAGTAATTCAGACCCAACTAGGTTTACTATATTTGATGAAAAATATAGAGGGATTGGTTTTTACCATTCTGGTATTTGTGAGGATTTACCTTTCACTGTAGCTCCTTATACTAAATTCAAAATACCTAGCTTCTTCCATCCATCAAGAGTAGAGATAGAAGATGGAAACGCTGGGTCTTATGAAAATAGAACGGGAGATTCATGGTCTGCGAGGATTGGTTTTTATCCAGGTTTTCCCATTTTGGGTTGTGAGGGTACCGACCCCTGTGACTCTTTCTATCTTTTAAGTGGAGAGCTTTTATGTACTGAGCTTAACAGGTCTCCATTGGCGAATATATCAAATTATAGAGGTGTTTATGGCTGCTCTGTTAATCCTGTTGGTGAAATAGAGGCTAGCGACTGTATTATAACTTCGGGTATATATACGGAAACTAGAGAAGCATCTTATGATGAATATACATCTTTGCAGAATTTATCATTATCTGTGTGCGAAGAATACTATGACCCTAGGGATCCCCCAGATGTAAGTATGTATATGGGTATTGAGACGTTTAGGAAAGGTAATTTTACCTCTAGTAGTTACAATAATCTATTGAATAGTCTTATCGTTAATAGCATCAAAACTAATAGAGATAGTGATGATAGTTTAACAGCTAATGATAGAATGTGGGATGTTACAGGAATGTACAGGGGGGAATATGTCGTACTTAAGTATGAAGAGGAACTATACACAGGTATGAGGATAGAAGTTAGTTGTGATGAGGGTGGTCCTTTTATTAATGATGTTGGTGTATTTTTTAATAGAGAAATTTTACAAGATGGCAGACAAGAGCATGCAATATTTATATCAGAATGGGGCGACTTCTCTAGTACCAGTTTTTGTTTCTCAAGAAGTAATATAGAATTAGAAACACAACCTTACTCCCCCCCAACAGACATTACTTTAATGAGTAGGAGTCCTGCAAACGGAGGGGTTCCAGTTACTCAGGTTAGAGAAGAAGAGGTTTATAGGGTTGGGTATCTGAATAGCAATTAAATAAAATGACAAATACATACAAATATAAATATGAGTTTTGCTCTGGGGATGGAGATAGTGGAAATTATTTATTTATTTTAAAGCGAGATGCTCAAGGGTATACTAGTTTAAGAACTAGGGTTCCTATAGATTATGAAGCATACAGCGCGATGACAAGCCCTTTCGTAACAGTTAGGTTAAGGGTCACCGATGAAAGAAACAACACCTTTGAAAAAAAGATTCAATTAAATATACTAGACATACAGGAAAAGCCTAGTCAACTAGACGTGGATGTTATGATATTAGGCGCTGGAGGCGGAGGAGGAGGAGGGGATGATGGTAATGGAGCTCCTGGAGGTTCTGGTTCTCAATATTCTTTTGTAATAAATTTAACAGACGATATTAGGTGGGCATTTGTTATAGGTTCGGGGGGTAAAGGAGGACTTAACAATGGAGGCAGGAGCCATACAACTACAGGAGGCGTAGGGGGAGAAAGCCTATATAACTATAATTTTTACGGAGGAACGGGGGGTCATGCTGGAGGTAGGGGCTCAAGTGGGGCAGGCGGGGGCGGCGGCTCTGCAACTTATCTTGGGTTTTACAGAAAACCAAAATTCGGTAGTCGTAAGTGGACCGCTATAGCTGCTGCTGGTGCTGGTGCTGGAGGAACTGGAAGGAGGGAACTTCCCGCATACCCAGGTGGAGGCGGTGACGATCCAGATTTTATCAATATTGATGTTGGTAGGAATAATTATGGAGGTACAGGTTTTATTAACTTTGGGGATGGTCCTGGAGGAGGTGGAGGAGGTGCTGGAATTTTAGGTGGAGATGGAGCGCCATCGAACCATTCCCGTGGAGCTAGCGGAGGAATGAGTGGTATAAATGATAGGTACGCGACACAATTCCCTATAAGTAGTAAGAAATTGAGGGCGGGAAAACCTGGTGCAGTATATGCTTCAAGCTACGCTCTACAAGGGTATACAGTTAGAACTCCGCCATCATCGATGGTTGGTAGTTGGTGGAATGGATTATTGCCTAGTAATGCGGGAACTGGAGGATACTCTGGAACTCAGCCTGAGCACAGAACATTAGATCACTCTAATGGAGCTCCTGGGGCAGCAGTAATTAGGTATAAAATGGAAGCTTCTGGCGGCTTCCCTAAATTAAAATTCGGAGGATCTTATGGAGTGCATAATGGATATCATGTTCATGTATTTTCCACACCTGGGGTTCATGAATTAACGTTAGAGTTAGAATGAATAAATACAATTTTAACTCTGGTAGCTTGAACCCTAATAATGATAATATTAGGCTTAGGGTAGCTATGGATCCAGGTTCAAGCTCTTCTTTGATAGTGAGAAATATTGACGGAACTGGAATAATTAATTACCTAACTAAGTCCGATTACATTTATGAGGTCTCGAGAAGTTCGTACAAGTTAAAAGAAGAAAAACAGGTAGATTCATTGTTTGCTGACAACCTGGCCTACCCAAGCGGGTTAAGTTTTATTCCAGGAGATAGTATATGTTCGAGTTCTTCTTCTGAGATTATAGAAGATAAATATAGAATGCCTGTGGGTTCGCATTTTTACTCTGGGTCAATGGGGATGAGTATCGTAACTGGGGAGCTAAAGGAAGATGAGAGTAATTTATACGACGTATCCATGGAGGGTCTTGAATCTGGTAACTCAATTATACCTGAAGATATTTTTAAAGAAGAGTGGAACGTGTCTGGCGGAATTAAAATATCAAGTTTAATTTCACCTAACGATACCTTGCCTTTTATTGATATCGAAAATTTAGACACAAGTAATGGGGGCATAGCTAGATTTAATATATTTTCTTCAGAGTTAAATGGGTGTTTCTTTGAAATAGAATTAGAAAACGATATAACATCAACTGGGGTACCAGACTATGGATATGAAACAAATATAATTGGTGACCCTTCTGAAATAAACAAGAAACCTCAAGAAATATTGCCGTTCTTTGTTGGTGGGGAAACTGAGGATAAATTAATAGATGAATGGAATAGTATATTTAAAATAAATGAAAACTGTAATATAGAAGATGAGTTTTCAAACGGTAAAAATAGGGATCAATGTTTTATTGATGCAATTAGGGCATTTCTTGATAAAAATTGGGATGGATCTATGAGGCAGTTTTTGTGGAATGATTCCTTGAGTGATAATGCGGTCGTAAGTAATATCTCAACAAAGCTACCACTAGGTTTAAAGTCCTCTATATTTTATCAATTATATTACTATGGAGTATCTGATGATATTAAAATTTTATCAGAATATACTCAGCAGAAAAATAGACTAGGGAAGTGTATGGAATGGCATATTGGGCTTGGAGGTCCTTCTAAAGTTTCTGGTAGGAGAAGGAAATTAAAAAGAGAATACACCTACCTGCCTACAAGCAGGGGTTATAGAAATATATATAAAGTTTACGATATGCCTCCTAGGGACTCCTTTAGTGCAATATCAGAATCTGACGAAAAAATGTTTAATAATATGGGGGAAGGTTTTACTGAAAAGCCTAAGATTGTGTCTGGATATTATCCATTGTATACTTCTAAAAATTATGCAGAGACAGAGGGTGCAGGTTATTGCTCTACTTATAGTTTTAATGAAAAGGAATATTATATGCCATCTGGATTAACATCGGGTGTGACATATTTTCATGGAGATTACGACCCTCAGCTTTTAATATCTTATTTAGGTTCACAAAATTTTGATTATGATTCAGTTTCACAAGATACATATATTAGCGGACAGGAAGAGTATTTGGAGGTTTATGCATCGCAAACAGGAGAGGCTCAGCAATACATACAGGAAACTGTCAGTGTGTCTGGCGAAACCCAGGCGGTTGATGGTTTATTTGAGGGAATTTACTCACCTGATACTGGCGACTATGCAAATAGTATAGGGATAACAGACCTAGATGCTATACAAGAATATGCTAATCAGTCTTTTTTAATTGATTTTTTTAATGAAAATGGAGGATAAAAAATGGTAGATAGACAAAAAGTAAAAGATTTATTTGATGCAGACCCAACAATGCCTATAGTGATGTACGAGTTGGACTTGCAGGATAGGGGTGTGTATTATTTTCATGCTGGAGAGAATGGTTTTCAGAATAAAATTGTTTTTGATGGTAAGGCATATGATCATTATCCTATAGAGGTAGAGGGGTTCGATGTGCAGGGTGACGGAAGGCTTCCTAGGCCTAAAATGACTTTAGCTAACTTTAGGGGTAATATATCTATGAGACTTCCAATATTTGATGATTTCATAAATTATAAAATAGAAAGAATTAAGACTTTGGTTAAATATTTAGATCATGTAAATTTTCCTAATAATATAAACCCTTATGCTGATCCAGATAATGAAGAAGTATTTGCTAGAGAGATCTATTTCGTTAATCAAAAAACTGCAGAGACTGACTCTATGGTTCAGTTTGAGTTGGTGTCCCCACTTGAACTGGAAAATGCAGTAATGCCCTCGAGGACTGTATATTCAAATTATTGCTCGTGGAGGTATAGGTCAAGTATAGGTTGTGGTTATAATGGAAGACCTATTAGTGATAATAAAAATGTTAGATTTGTGGATAGTGGGTATAACGGCGATGGGGTTGGTGGGGAAGTTCATTTAACCAATGAAGATATGGTTCATAATCCAGACCACCCAATATTGGAGTTTGCCGCCACTGGAGACAATGGTGTAGCTGGAGATTATCCAGAGTGGGATCCTTATTCACAGTATATATCTGGAGATGTGGTTAAAAGAATATCCACTAAGGGTGACGCTAGGCTATACCCAGAGACAATTTATGTGTGTGTTGGTAGCGGAGTTAAGTCAAATCCAATTAATGATAGAAAAAACTGGATAGAGGATTCGTGTGATAGAAGTTTGTGCGGTTGTCGAATGAGGTTCGGTGATGATGCTAAAAACGCTGGAGGTTGTCACAGAAAAAGGGGGACATCTGACTACGAGAAAGTAAACCAAGAATATAAAGAATCTTCACAAGGTCTGCCTTTTGGAGCTTTCCCTGGGGTAGAGCCGTATGACTTTAAGTAGGTTTAACCTTAAGAATAAGGAGTTTTATAAAGAAATTATAGAACATGCCGAATCGTTTCCAGGTGAGGAAGTGTGTGGAACTGTGTCTTTAGATAAATTATTAATAGCCCAAGTTAATAAAGAGATAAATGAAAGCCAAGATAAAAATAATTCTTTTATTATATCAACTAATAAGATACTGAACACTGAGAATGTTTTAGGAGTTTACCATTCACACCCAATTGGAACTGCTGATCCATCTGAATCTGATAAAAAAAACTCAGAAGAAATGTGTTTACCATACCTTATATATAGTAATGAATTTAAAAATTTTAATCTTTATTACCCGAAATCTTACAAGCCAACTGATATATATGGTAGACCTTATGTTACTGGGTTTTATGAATGTGTTTGCACTATAAAAGACTACCTTATGCTTGAGGCTGGTATAGTTGATGATTATAGCGAGTATAACTACTGGCCGTCAAGTGTAGCTGAAGAAGCTAATAAGTATTTAATAAGCATATTAACAAAAAGATTTAAAAGAATAAAAGATAAAACCATTAAGAAACATGATATATTAATACTTAATGCTGGGGAGAAAATATTTCATGTTGGAATGTATACTGGGTCTAACCAGTTTGTGCATCAGAGGGCATTTCATTTGTCAAGTAAGGATGAATTTAATAATTCATGGCAAAAGAGGGTTAAATATGTATTCAGACACAATTCTTTTGTGTAACCTATATTAGGTAAAAGGATGAAAAATATAAGGTTACACGGAAAGCTTGGGGACAGATTTGTTAAATCAATGGATCTAGATGTGTCCACACCGATTGAAGTAGTGTCAGCTCTTAATGCAAATTTTCCTGAAATAAGGATTTATCTAGCCCAGAAAGAACAGGAGGGTGTTTACTACGGAATTAAGAGTAGGAAAACTGGAGGGTTCCTGAGTAAGGAAGAAGCTAATATGGGTATAAGTGGAGGGGTTGACATATGCCCTTCACCTTCTGGTGGTATGATGCTTTTCATGGGTATGGCTACATCCATGATATCGGGGTATATGAATAAGAAGATATCAGAGGGCATGAAGCAAGACAATACAGTTTTAACAGCAGAAACAAACTCTTTTATTTTTAAAGGCAAGGAGAATAGGTATGAGCAAGGCTCGGGTGTTCCGTTAGGTTACGGAAGAATGCTGGTTGGTTCTAGTGTTATATCTGCATCTATAAATAATTACGATATAGAAGCGGAAAAGGGTAAAATATATACCTTGCAGGTAGGTTCCTATACTATGTTACCCAACTATTCCCCATGGAATAAGTATTACGATGCTGACCTTGGTCCGTTAAAGTCTAGTGCATTGAGGGAGGTGGCAGAGGGTACCTCTGGTATGACTTATGCTAACCCTAATTACGCTGAAATAAAGAACAAACTTGCAGATACAGGTTTTGGGTCCAATGATGGTATTTATGGTTCTAATGTAGTAGTAGATGGACATGAATACAGAAAGAAGTTGGGCTCAGGTTTTTTCGGGACATTAACTTATAAGGTAATATATAATCAGGGTGTAGAAGAAGCATTCCTAACAAATTGGACCACAGGGGGGAACTTCACCCCAGCAGACTGCCTCAAGCAATGGCCTGACAGAAGGTTAGATAAAATACCTCAGGTGGAAAAAGATCAACTGGCTGTGCTTAGATTTTTTAATTATAATAAATGGGTAGCTGAGATAGCGAAACTTGTTCAAAAATATTACGAGTTACCAAATTGGAAAAACGAGCAGGACACCCAGTATTTTGACTATGTAGAAGAGTCGGATATACGTCAAACTGCATTTGCTATACTTCAAAGCGAGCCATGTATCGAGACTTTGGATTTTGACCAAGAACCTAGGAGGTTTTATCCTATAGCTTTTTCTGATGGAGATTTCATTGACCCACTTAACCCTAAACTAGGAAACATGATTAGGGTCGGTAGTAGGTATAAAGACAGAACAAAATCAGGTGGCTTGGGTTGGCATAAGTTTGAGTCAGTATCTGTATCCAAGTCTATAGATTTAATATGCGAGGGTCCGATAGAGGGGTTTTGTGATGCAGATGGTAACCATATGAGCTTCTCGGAAGAAAAAGTAGCAACCAATCAGGCGACCCAACCAGATGAAAAAGATGATTATTTAAGAGGAGTTTTCTTGAATGATTTTCCTGTAAAGGAAGTTAAGGAAATTAGCTCAACCAAGAGGCAAGCGGTATATAATGTAAATGAATTTGATATAGATGTCTCAAGGAATGATGCTGGAGAATTGGGGTCGAATGATCAAAATTTACTGGAACCAAAATACCAATTCATAGCTGAGACGAAGCAGATAGGTGCTAAGTTATTTGGACCTCATATGCTTGATTATGACGATGCTGCATATTCTGCTGGAACCGAGATTAGGGACTGGTCTAAAGAGTCTCCTTTTTACAACAAGAAGACATATGTTATCCATGATGGACAAAAATATTTATGTAACAGGGCAACGTCTATGCCTTTCAATCCATTAGATAATTATATAAGAGATGTATATGAAGCTCCTCATATTGTAGTTAAAGATCCAGTTTTCCTGCCAGGCTCCAATGGGATCATATCTAGGGGGAGATTATATCAGTCAACAGACGTCTTCGTAAGGGATGAGAATGACGAGTTTGCTATAGGAGAGTACATAGCTAACTCTCCGTATAAGGCTGGTGATATAGTTTACGAAAGACCAGAGTATTTAGGCTCAGATCCTTTTGGAAATGACGATGAGGAGATTGAAATAGCAAATAATGAGGAACTTTTAGATAACTTTGAGGACCCAGATTCTATAACTTTAAAAAATGCATACTGGGAGGCTGGTGGCAACGCAGGTATTGTTAAAAAGTGGAAACCTGGACAGGCCTACCAAGTAGGTGATATAGTTTTTGAATCAAGAAATGCAGCCTACAAGGTAATTAGTCCTATAGCTGAGTGGGATGCTTCTGTTATAAGTATGTCAGCTACTGATGCATTTAATGCAAAAGTAGAAGTTATCAGTTTAACTGCTGAAAAACAAGAACCGTCTGGTATAAAATATTTTGAAGAAGCTACAAAAGAAAAACATAAAGGATTCCTAGCTGCAATAAATTCTCTGGATTCTTCTACATTCTCACCTTTGAATATAAGTCCTGGTAATACTAATTTTTTTACTGAAATATTTGCTGGAGAAGCCCCTAATGAGTTTAAGAGTTCAGAAGGTGGACCTTTATATCACGATCCAACAGGTGGTGGTTCTCAGGGTACTGAAGATAGAGCTCCTGTATTTATAATGGCTGGAGGAGATGCTGGTGATTTAACATTTAGACAAGAGGAGGAATACCCAGTGAACCATATAATAGCTAATCAACTAGTTGATCAGGTGCTAGTTTCACTAGAAATACAATCTCTCAATTATTTATATCCAGGAGATAAAGTAGAGGTAACATATGAAGTTGGAAAACTTATGTTGGCATTAATGGCTGGAATAGTTGCGGTTGGTGCGGCGGCGGACATAATGGCTGAGGCAGATGAACCGTTCGGTGTTACAACATTCATAGCTGCGGGTATGTGGGGGGGGTTGGCTGGGTATGTTTTAGGTATAGCTTTGCAGGGAAATACTAGTTTTAAGATAGGAACTAAGATAGAAAACTCAGGCGAAACTTGGCCTAATAAGATAAGATTCAGGATAAAGTACGGAAACGAGGGAGAAGCTCTCTATGAAACTGATGTAGCGTTTTTTGGCTGTGCAACATCACCTTATATAAAAGATATCAAGCTTTATCTACCAAAGAATCCATTAGGTAGAACTAGAATTATTAAAGTTTTTAAAATAAGCAGAGAAAGAAATCCAGTAAAAGAGGGAGAGCAGGCAATGAGATACAGGGAGGATGCTAGTCTTTCTAGTATTACTGAAATATCTAATGTGAAATGTAGTTACCCTAATACAGTTACAATTGGTACTAGGGTAAATTCTAAAGATATGTCATCTATCCCTAAGAGAAACTATCACTTATTGTTAAAGAAAATAAAAGTTCCATCAAACTATGACCCCTTGATGAAGACATATGGAGAAATGTGGGATGGATCTTTCGCTAAGAATTTACAATGGAGTGATAACCCAGCCTGGTGTTTGTATGATTTAATATCCAACAACTCTTATGGTCTCGGTAAATATGGAATGGATGAAAGTTTCATAGATAAGTGGACTTTTTATAGGGCGGCAAAATATTGCGACGAGTTGATTCCTACTGGATACTCTTCAGCATTTAAGAAGAGAAGGTTTAAGACTAAAGGTGGGCTTGTCTTGGTCATAGACCCAGACTCATACAGTAATGAAAAAGATTTTGTTAGAGAATTTGGGCATCCTGGTAAATCTGTGTCAATGTTTTATAAAAACATAAAAGGAGAGGAAATTTTTTTAAAAAGAAAAATTATTGCCACCAAGTCTGTATACAATTCTGTCCAAAAAACCTTTGAGGTAACATTAGATCTAGAAGTGGGCTTTGCACTAGATGAGTCAATGTCTGCCGTATGTTGTGCTGAGATCTATTATCCAGTTTTAGAAAATAGGTATAGGTTTAATGCATTATTAACTTCACCTCAGAATGCATTTAAGATGATCAATGAACTTGCTAACTCCTTTAGGGCATTCACTTATTGGGGTGGTGGTAAAATAAATTTCTACCTAGATGAACCAAAAGAATCTTTACTTTTATTTGGAAATAATAATGTATCTGAAGAAGGTTTTTCTTATGGAAATACACCAAGACACTCAAGAACTAATGCTTGCAAGATAAAATACTTGGATGAGCATAATGCATTTAAACCTAAAGTTGAGTATGTTGAAAATAGAGAAAAAATTATACAAAACGGACTATACGAGGAAACTATAAATTCTTTGGGCACAAGCACAAAAACTCAAGCCCATAGGGTCGCTGAGTACACAGTCCAGGCGGGTAATCTAGAGACGGAGTTAGTTAGTTTTACCACTAGTATGCCAGGGTCCTATCTTAGACCAGGAGATATAATAGACGTAATAGATAATAAGAAAACTATAGGCAGATTTGCTGGAAAAGTTTTAAACTACGATGCTAGTGGGGACGGGAAAGTTGGGTATTTAGATATAGACTTCCCTGTCAGGACTATGGTTGATGAAGAAGATAGTAATACATTCAAGACAATAAAGCTATACAACATATCTGGTTACGATACCCTTCAGTCTCTTAATTTAAAGGCAGATCCAAATCAAGATGGAGACAATGTAGACGGGCAAGCTATATCCGATGAAGAAATTAAATCGATAAGAGCTGGTCACCTGGATACATTTACCGTTGGATCTATAACCAATAACGATACTAGAATAGAAATAATTAATAATCCATATTCTTTTGTATCTGGAAGTTATAATTGGGATGAGGCCATAAGAGATGCTAGGTTGAGGGGTGGAGGTGTTGCAACAATTAATAATGATGTAGATCAAAGATTTGTACAAACAGTAATGCCTAGAGATAGAAAGCAAAAAGCATGGATAGGTGGATACTACAAAGAGCAACCTCCACCAGAAGAATTTGTATGGTTAGATTCTCAGGATTGTATTAATAATGGAATAGATTTTTTTAGCTGGGGCGATGGTTTTCCCTTGACACCAGCACCTATAGGGACAGACAATAGTAGTAATTTGATGACTGATTCTTATGCAGAGTTAGGCTACGAAGAGGGTTTTGAAATTGCACGAGATAATTTAGAGGCGGGCAACAAAAACTTTATAGCAGTAAGTGGATCTGAAGATAAAGAAGTGCATGCCGACTGGATTACACAGGATGGGTTAGTTAGGCAGGGTTACATACTAGAAAAAAGGGCGGATGATAGGCTCCTTAGACTTAACGGTATTGATGGTTTAACATATTTATTAGAGGATGATGTTAATATGGCTAAGGCTAAGCAGTTTAGGGTTATAAATATAAAAGAGAGAGACAATCACACATACGATATTGAGGGTATTGAATACTCTTCTGGTAAATTTGGTGTTATAGAAAATAATGAATCTCTGCCTATACCAAAGTCACCAATAATATATACCCAAAAAGTTTTACCTCCCCCTAACTCTGTAGTTCTGACATACCTAGAAGAAGATATAGATGCAAAAAAGCCATACGGTATAGAGGTAGCTTGGAAGCATCCTGAGTCTACTATTAGGGCTTATAGGGTTCAGATTTTTGATGGATCAGAATTAAAGAAAACTGTAGAAACCAAGAGAAGGGGTAAGTTTTCTCAAACTATTAAATATAGGGACTCTTCAATAAATGAAGGTGGTGTCTATACAGCTAGAGTAGAATCACTTCACTAATGAACGACGGTATATATAAAACTAATGTAGCTAAGACCTCCCCAATGACAATACCTTTGTCTAATCCTAAGGAGAAGTTTGGTGATATTTTTAAAGTTGTTGATCCTATGCTGTCTAATGGATTAACACCTGTCTCTGGAGCACAGTATAATGATGATGAACCTGAGAATAAAATATACATACAAAGCTATGATGGTATTAGGCTGGATTTAGAGTGGTCGCTGTATAGTCCTAGAAATAAAAATGTAATAAAGGATAACGATGCTATAGCTAATAACCCGTTTATAGAGAATGTTTCAGTTTCAAAAAGAAGGTGCAGTCTTTCTGAAGTACAAAATCCTAACAAAAGTATAGGCTCAGTAGCCCAAACATTTAGTGGAATTAATGGAGGAAGGTTAAGTATAGATTTAGAAGAAAATATAGATAGATATTTAAATTTAGATATAAAAATTGAAGATATATTTGGTAATAATCATACTGGAAATTTAATATTAAGAAATGATCCCGCAGAGTTAAGTATTACAGATATGTATACTTCGGGTGGGTTTGCTCATTTTAATTATACTGGTTCCAGTGATCTTAAAGGTTTGAATTTATATGGATTTACTGGCTCTAATATATATGGAAAAATTGAAGATAATGAAAATTTTAAAAACCTTCATAAGGTAAAGACTATTAATGAGGGTGGTTATGCAAAGATACCTATGTACCCTAAGAAGCGGTTTTATATACTAGCTTCTCCTTTTGACTCTGCTGGCGAATCTGATTCCGTTAGTTTAATAGAGGGGAGTTCTGTTGAGCAGCCTAGTGGGTTGTTTTTTGTACCATCTTACTCTGGGTTGCAATTAATTAAAAAATACGGTGGATCTAGTTATGAAGTTCAATATAAATATGATTGGGTAGATAACCCTTTTGTAAGTATAAAATACAGGGCTATACCTACTGGAGAAATTAGGAATGCAGTCTCTGGTTATGAAGATTTAATTTTGTATGATTATGCATACTTAAACGATGAAATTGCTACAGACTCAAACGATTCAACTAAATTTATTTTCGACAATTTAATGTCGTGGCAGAATAGTACTAACACTGGGGAAAAGGTACAAGATGGATTAGGGTCTTATGGAAGTAATGCTGGAAGCACGTGGTCTAGCCCTGGTCCAAGGTATTCTGGGGAGAATGGAATATATAAATATGCTTATATAGATACTTCAACATCTAAGATTACATGCGTGTCCATGGATGAGATAAGTTCTGGTTTGTGCCCCGTTCAAGGAACTTTTTCGATGCCAATCAATGAACCAAACAGCGATGAGATTAACTTTAGGCAAGGCGTTAAGTTTAACAAAAGATATGAAAAAGCATCCACATACCTGAAGGAAATAAAAGAGATGCCAGCTGTAATACTAAACAAAACACAATTAAATAAAGTGAAGCAGTTTACAGGCGTAAAGGGCTGGATAGGGTTAAGGAGGCAGGATGTGGGGTGCTTAGACTCCTTGTTTAGTACAAACATTCAAAATGAAATGTTTTTTAAAGAAGTTGATTTTGATAAAAGTGAAGATGTGAGTGGGTATTTAGATAAAGATGGAGATAATAGATATTTTCTTAAAAATAATGTAGGAGAAAATTGGTCATGGGTTAATTCGAGTGGGGATCACATATATAAATATGCTGGAAATAGTGGTTACGAAAATATGGATTCACAGATAACATTGCAAGCTGAATATATAGATGGCAACGAGACCTCTATCTCCGAGGACACACAGAGAGTTTCCTTCAATAGACCTAAGCTTATAAATATATCCAAGTCGGAAGCTTCTGAAGGAATATCAATACGTTATGAACTAGAAGGATCTTCATTCTCAGGTAATAATAATCACCCAGAAATAATTAGACTTGATTTTCACACTGGAGATACGTCAAGTTACACACCTAGTGATGATAATATTTTCCAAACCATATCAGGGTTTGATCCTCCTACTATTGAAGCAATACAACATTCGGCAAATATAAATAGCGAGAGCGTTTCATTAAAAAATATAGTCATTGTTAGTTATGATAATCTTGGGTCTGGGTTTAACCAAAACTTGGAAGATGAGGTTGGTCATATTTCCTTATATGCCCAACAACAAATAATAGAGGAAAGCTTAGATGAAAATTACACAAACAATACAGATAACATTAGTGTTAGTTTCCCTATTAAAACTAAGTCCCCAAAGATTACATTCGCAGTATCAACAAAAAATACTATAGATCCACCCACTTTTATAAACGCAATGATGGTTGGAGAGCCAGAGGAAGATTCTGCTCAATTTTTATTAAGCCAACCCCCTCCTAGTACGGGGTATTGTTTAACTTTAAGTATTTTGGCTGGAAATGATTCCGACTATTAACCTAGCATCTTTATCGGAAATGTCTTCCCATTTTTGCCAATCAGAAACCGTTTCGTTTTGGTAAATGCCTTCGACTTTATCTCTCCACCATCCCCTTACATGCTCCTTGAAATCTGAGAAATTTTGGCAACGCAGGCTAGTTTCCGCTTTATTTATTAAAGTAGTCAGTGGGCTAAATGGATTAGATTCTTTCTTCGACTTAACTACGGATGGTACATTTTGATTGGTCGATGACTTATCGATTTCGTCGTCACCCACAATATGTACATTAAGGAAATTTCTTACGCACCTAACAAATGCCCTGTTACAAGCTATAGTTTCTAGAAATTTAGTAGCAAAACTGCTCGTATTATTTAATGTGGCGTTAGCCATATCAGAAAAGACAATAGGTTCATTTTGAGTTTCGTAATTAGGTGTAAATGTTATACTACACTTAACTGCAACGTGATCTTCTTCACATTTTACTACATCGTAATAGCAATCAGTGAACCCTCTCAGTTTGGCTAACTCTTTAATTCCGCCAAGTTTAATAAGTAGTTGGTGGTCTGCTAGACCTTCTGCTGACCTTGGGCAGTCTTTATTTCTTAATTCAAACCAAGACTTATTAGGGAATAAGTGATCATCCTTTATCATTGCCCTCCAGTTTACAGAACCGTCATCATTAAAAATGTAGTCTGCATTTTTGAGTAGGCCATGTTCATCTCTACTATACAGGTCGGGGCCAACCCTATTATTGTTGCTTTTTTTTATTAATTCTTTCTTGGCTTCTAGGTCTGATGGTTCAGTTTTTTTTCTTGGCATGATTATATATGTTGAAGTGTTCCACTTCTTCCCAAAAATCTGGACAATCTATAATTAAATTATCGTCTTTAATACTACTTGAGTTAAGCCAATGGGCCTTACTTTTGTATTTTTTATTTTTAGAAATTAATGTTTTATTACTATGATAAAATGAATTATCGCATATATCTTCATGAAAGTCAAGATCTTTTTTATCGCTAATATTATATTCCTCTACATCTGATTCAAAAAATTTCAATCTCACATCAGAAATGATATCTTTATTAGGGCATACTAAGCCGAACTTAATTCTAGCCTGACTCAATTGATTAATGTAAGATGGGGTTATAGATTTGTCTTTAATAAAAACAGTAACACCTGCTATATTATTTCTATTTTGTAATATAATATCTATAGGTATGGGTTGGTCTATCATTAGATTAAGTTTAAAACGTAGCCATTTTTTAATCAAATCCAAATTAAACTCATAGTCACATCTTAAGTTTATAAGCTTACTTTGAATGAACTCGGAGGGGTCAAAATCTGGAACCACTTCTAGTATTTCATCTTTGTAGTATTTACCTATATTGATTGTATTGTATGAAGCTAAGTCGTTCTTAATATTAATTTTAGAAAGTATGCTTTTTGCTATCTCCTCTGGCTTGATCAGGTTGATTAAGTTCTCTGGATCTACTTTTGAGTAGCAAGGCTTTATTCCGTCTTTTAGTCCACGAATGGAATCGTGCAGGTCTTCATCTTCGTGCCATAAGGGTTTACTTACATTACTGGGCAGGTGACTGAATAGGGTAACTGCGGGAATGTTGAATAGAGCCGCGATGTGACCCGTGTACGAGTCAACCGATATGTGAGCTTTAGCTTTAGAGATTATGTAACATAAATGCCTATATGAACATTGGCCTTTTATGGAGGTATCGAAACAGTCATCTATTTTTTCTTTTCCATGCGTTATGTCTATAAAAACTATACTTGGGTCATAGTCTTTAATTAAAGAAACTACATTTTTCCAGTATGGATACACGAGTGAGCTAAAGCTTTCTGGGGCAGTCTCCACTGTGATATATCTTTCCGCTGTAATTGGGAAGAAGTGAGGTTCTAATATTGGTTTTCTAGATTTAACACCTAGGCATTTTGAATATTCTTCTAATATGTGGCTCATTATTTAAAGTCAAAAAATGTTCTATCAAGTCCGTTGTGAAAATGATACGGGTGGGAGTTGGCAAAATGGCTTGGGTATAGTGCCACCTTGAATAAACCCTCATGTTCCGATTTCCCCTCGAGGACAAAGCCATCATCTAATGTTTTGTCATAGGGGATTGTTTTGTGGCAATAAGGGTTATCTTCAATTAGTGGGTTTAATTTTGGGTCGCAAATTACATATATAGCATCACCAGAATAAAGTTTCTGTAAATTTTCTAGAAAACTATTTAAAAATATAGCTTCACGTGGGCCGCCATTGATTATTACAGCTATCCTATTTTCTTGACCCTCGTTCCCAAGATGAAGTTCTATACTTTCGTTAGACATATCTTGGTTTTCTTTTTGGGCTACTTTTTTGAAATATTTTAATACATCGTCCCTACTCATACCTTTGGATATTTGAGTCATCCAGTGTTTATGACCAGGATCCGACTCATCAAGATCTACTTTTAGTATATTTTTATAAATATCTGATAGCCACTCTGGTGTACTCTCTATGTCTTTAGGGATATAATCGGGGTCTCTTTCTTCTTCGGTAAAGTCAAAGTCCCATTTTATATCTGGCATTGAATCGATTATATTTTCTAACTTTGGACCTATAACATCTATGGAGTAATTATTTAGCACGAACTTTCTAGCCTTAACCCCAGTAAGCTTTCTTTCCTCTACACTCATGTCATAAACATTTGAAAGTTGCTCTGATATACTGTTTGGATTAGTGCTGGCCTTTATAAATTGAGTACCTGGCTCTCTGTATTCTGACCAGGATAAGGGTAGCCCTCCACTCTCTTCGGTGCAACAATCTTCCCCACATGAGTAATTTGTTACAAGAGTTATGAGTTCGCAAAGTTTAGCTTCCTGAACTGGAATTTCTTGACCTCCACTTGTAAAGGGGTGACAGTAGACATCCATAAGGTTGTATACTTCATTTAGCTGAGATTCTGATACTCCACCTTTAACGCTGGTTGTATTAAATGTTTTCTCTGAACCGCAGAAAGGACAGTTTTGGTTCTCGCCCCTATAGGATGTTACTTGGTAATTTTGACACTCTGGACAGTAGTATGTTGTTAATATTTGGGAAGGATCTATATTTTTCTCTTTCAGTAACCTGAGTATGTCCCAACCTTCGTTCCAGTGTGTGTGAAGCAATAGTTTTGCGTTTGATTTTGGATGTTCCTTGAGGAATTTAGAGTATCCATCCAGTAGGTTAGGGACGCTTTTCCTTAGTTGGTTTCTAAAAACAAAACCTATTATAAAAGTATCTTCACTAATCCCAAAACTTTTTCTGAGTTTTAATTTGTATTCATCTGTAGCTTTAAAAAAATAGTCTGTATCAATAGCCCCCCTTAGTGTTTTTACATGAGAGTGACCTAGTTTAGCCATTTCCCTTTCAGCAAAAGAGGCCCAAACAAAGTAGTTATCTATTTTAGGTGCAGCTTGTTGTGCGAGAGGTAGTATAGGTTCAGAATCAAGGGTTGTCCATACCATCGAATTTGTTTTACTCCACCATTTCTTATCCCAAAATTCGTTGAATGCCCAGATATCTTCAGCTCCTATATAAAGGTCTGGCTTAAATTCTTTTATTAGGTCGTCTATAGTCTCGCCACCATAACCCGCTCTTCTAGCTAGGTTGGGGTCGTTATTCAACATTTTT